GTAATGCCTAAAATATATTTATCAACGGTATATAGCACAGTTAAAGGTAAAGGCGTGAAACACATTGTTTCGCAGGTGATAATGTAACGAAAATGGATACGTTTCACAAAATTTGCAACGTAATTAAGAAAAACCCGAGCGTCATTGAGTATTATAATGACGCCCTTATTTGTTGTAAGCACCTTTTTAAGGCTAACCCTATATACGCTATGAAATGCACATACGAGTTAAAAACGCTCGCAGATAGAGGTATTAAAAACGAATTAACGTTAGACGACACAAAAAAAGAGTTATATACAATTATTCATAAGGCACTTATTCTTGAAACGCCTTATAGTTTAGATAGTTATTTTCAAGCATTAGAGTTTCACAGACCTATTAAAGAGCAGTTTTATTTACCGAGAAGGGAAAAATTGTTAAAAGTTGTCCGTGAATTAGAGAAATTGCTGATTAGTGATGAACTTGATGAGTTATTTTTGTCTATGCCTCCAAGAGTTGGTAAAACAACGCTTATTTTATTTGCTGTGACGTGGCAATTAGGTATGCACCCAGAAAGTTCAAACCTTTACGGCACATTTTCGGGCTTAACTGCAAACGCATTTTATAAAGGCGTATTAGAAATTATTACTGACAATTTTACTTATTGTTGGCAAGAGATATTTCCAGATGTTAAGTTTGATGAGCAAAAGTTCTGTAATGCGAAAGAAACATATTTAGATACAGGCAGAGTTAAGAGATACCATTCTTTAACATCACGTTCAATAGATGGTTCGCTTAACGGTTCTTGTGACTGTAACGGTTTAGAAATAGGTGATGACTTTATTTCGGGTATTGAAGAAGCGTTAAATCCCGCCCGTGTAGCAAGCGTATGGTCAAAAGTATTAAACGACTTTTTAACCCGTGCGAAAGAAACTGCTAAACATTTATGGGTAGGAACTCGTTGGACAGTCGCTGACCCTATTGGTAGAAGATTAGACTTTTTAATGACCGACCCATCTTCTAAACATATTAGATACAAAGTTTTCAATGTCCCAGCCTTAAACGATAAAGACGAAAGTAATTTTGACTATAAATATAATGTTGGTTTCTCATCTGCATTCTATATTTCAAAGAGAGCAGAGTTTAGTAGCACAGGCGATATGGCTTCTTGGTCTGCTCAATATATGGGCGAACCAATTGAAAGAAGCGGATTATTATACCCTGCTGATGACTTAATGTATTTTGACGGCACTTTGCCAGAACAACCAGCCACAAAGGTTATTGCACCTGTTGACGTTGCTTGGGGCGGTGGTGACGCTTGTTGTGCTATTAGTATGGTGTGTTATAGAGATACAAAACAACGTAATGTGTATGAAGTATATATCCCACAAGTAGTTTTTGAATTTGGCGATAAATATAAGAGCCAGCCTAAAATATGCCAAATGGTTTACGATAGAGGCATAGGCGAAATGCAAGTTGAAAAGAATAATAGAGGTGAAGATTATAAAATTGACCTTGAAACTAAACTTAAAGAAAAAGGTGTTCCTTGTAATTTAAGATGTAAAAGTGCACCAACACAAACAACGAAAGAGGCGAGGATTTTTGCTTCTGCCCCAGATGTTAAGTTACATTTTCACTTCCTTGAAAGTTCAAAATGGGATAAAGACTACCGTTTATTTATGCAAAATGTTACAGGATATACCATTAACGGAAAGAATAAAAACGATGATGGTGTTGACTGTTTAGCAATGGGCGTTGATATGTTAAGACCAGCACAAACTGTAAGTTTCGAGGTTATTGCTCGTCCTTTCTAAAAAGTCTTTCTGCACAAAAAGACATTTGAAATATTAAGAAAAACCTTGTATTACCTATAAACTTATGTTGTAGGTAACAGAAAATGACATTGCAAGGTAGAACAGTAATTAAAGTAGCATTCACAGAAGTCAATGATAATAATATCATTGACATTTTAAGTAAAGGTTTAGCCATTCATCTCGCTAACTGCACACAAATTTGCTACTTATTCAACTACTATAAAGGTATACAAGAAATATTAAAGCGTGAAAAAACCTATCGAAAAGAGGTAAATAATAAACTCGTCGAGAACCACGCAGAAGAAATTGTATCATTTAAAGTGGGATATTTATTAAACAAGCCTATTCAATACATTGCAAGAAAAGAAAGCACCAATGCCGGTGCATTAGCATTGCTTACCGATTATATGCTTTACGAAAATAAAGAAGGTAAAGATAAGAGTGTGGCAAAACACCAAAGTATCTGCGGTTTAGGTTATAGACTTACATTAGTTAACCCTAAATATAAACCAGATAATGATGAAAGCCCATATACTATTACTACTATCTTCCCAACAAAAGCATTCGTTATTTACACCGATGAGTTTGACAGCAAACCATTACTTGGTGTATTCCTTGACAAAATTGTTATCGAAGGTGTTGAAGTTCAAAGACTACAAGCCTACGATGATAAATATAAATATACTGTAATTAACAATGTGTTAGTTACCAAAGAAGCACATACTTATGGCGATATTCCATTAGTCGAGTATCCGCTTAACGAAGAAAGAATGGGCGACTTTGAAAAGGTATTAGGACTATTAGACGCAATTAACAACGTTCAAAGTAATCGTTTAGATGGCGTTGAGCAGTTCATTCAAAGTTTAATGGTATTCAAAAACGTTGACTTGGACGATGAAAACTTCAAGAAACTTAAAGAAATGGGTGCTATTAAAATTAAAGACAATGGTGAATTGGAGGCAAATGTTTCCTTCCTCACACAAGAATTAAACCAAACACAAGTTCAAGCCCTTAAAAATGATTTAATGAATGTTGTGAGAACTATCGTTGGTATGCCTACACAGCAAGACGGTAGTAAGTCGGTTAGTTCAAACAATGGTGCTATGGCTATGTCACACGGTTGGCAAAATGCTGACATTAGAGCAAGCGAAACAGAAATTGTGTTTAAAGAAAGTGAAAGACGCTTTCTACGCATTGCTCTACGCATTGCCCGTGCACTTACTAAAAATACTATGAACCTTATGTTAGGTGATATAGATATTAAGTTTACTCGTAGGAATTATGAAGACTTATGGGTTAAGTCCCAAACATTAACTTCTATGCTTAAAGAACCAAAAATTGCACCAAGATTAGCATTTGTGTCCTGTGGTTTATTCCCAGACCCAGAGCAAGCATACGAAGAAAGTAAAGCCCATTACGAGGATTACTTGAAAGAGCAAAAAGCATTGCTCGAAAAGAAAAAGGATAACGACGACGATGTTGAAACTAACAAATAGTGATTTCACCCCAGAAGTTATCCAAAAAATATGTGATATACTTAATAAAGGCGATGAAGCACATATCAAACGTGAGAAAGATAATGTGGTAGTAGTCAAGATAAAAAGGGAATGCCTTATTAAGTCCCAAATTGGTTATAAGTAGCCGGTTGCAAAGGCTACTAATAATAAAAACAACAGAGAAGTTGTATAAAAACGCAATATCATTGAGAGAACAATGTAAAAAACGCAAAGGAGGGTTGTAATGACCAAAGAACAAATTGAAAAGTTAGGAATTACCTATGTCGAGGGTATGACTGACGAAGATGTTATCGCTAAAATTAGCGAAGCAAAAAAAGCACTTGAAGATAAGGCTAATGACGCTGAAAGCAAAGCCAAGTCCTACAAGAGCACTATCGACAAATATTCAAGCGAAATTGCTGATTACAAGAAGAAAGAAGCCGAAAAACTTACTGATGAGGAAAAGCGTGAAGCACACCTTAAAGAAGTTGAGGAAAACCTTGCAAAAGCAAATCGCAAGATAGCCGAAAACGAAAAAGTTTCTACTTATCTCGCAATTGGTTATCCAAAAGAACTCGCTGAAAAAGTTGCTAATGCTGAACTCGAAGGCAAAGACGCTTCCAAGTTCCACCAAGAATTTATTAAAATTCGTGAGCAAGCAATTGAAGCCGAGTTAATGAAAAAGAACCCGAACCTTAAAGGTGGCGGGGGAAATGGTGGCGATGACAAGTTTACCAAAGAGAACTTCAAAGCCGGAAAAATCTCAATGCAGGAATTAAATGAATTGAGAGAAACCGATAAAGCAAAATACGACGCACTTGTTAATTCACAAGAGTAGTCGATGAATGTCCTCTTAAAAACATCGCATAGGAGGAAAAATAAATGAAAAGATTTGATGAAAAAGTATTCAACGGTGAAGTGTTTGCTTCTTATTCAAGAACAATCGCTGACCCTGTGAAAACACGCTTAATTGAAAGTGGCGTTTTCTATGGTGACCCATCACTTGCTTCACGTTTACCAGAACAAGTTGGTGGTAACTACATTACAAGACCTATTACAGGTTTATTAGCCGGAGAGCCTGTCGTTTATGACGGCGGAACTGACATTGATGATGGCGAATTAAAGACCTATTCACAAGGTATTGGTGCTATTGGTTTTGCTAAATCATTCACCGAAAAGGATTTCACCCCATCAATTTCCGGAAAAGACTTTATGTTTGAAGTTGCTTCCCAAGTCGCAAGATATTGGAGAAAACACGAACAAAAGGTTTTACTCGCAGTTTTAAAAGGTATTTTTGGTTCTGCACTTTCTGCAAACGCAATTGCAAAATCTGGTGCTTCTGCAACAGACGTTAACGATGTTTGCCGTGAAGTCGCAGGTGATAACGCAGATATGTTTGAAGTTGTCTTTATGCACTCTGGTTTAGCCAAAGAATACGAGAAAATCCAAGTTCTCAAATACGCTCTTGAAAACAGCGAAGAAGGTATGATTAAACCTTCCCAAATCGGCTATCTCAATGGTCGTTTAGTCATTATCGACGACAGTTGCCCTGTTGCTGATGGTGCAAACGGTGCAAAGGTTTACACATCATACATTCTTGGACGTAACGCATTCTGCTATCAACCACTTCCTGTCGAAGTTCCAGCAGAAATGGCTCGTGACGCCAAGAAAAACGGTGGAGAAACTTCCCTTATCACAAGAGAAAGATACATTCTCGCACCAGAAGGCGTTTCACTTAAACAAAGTGCATACGCTTCCAAAACTTCATTATCAGTTAGCGATTTAGAAACCGCTTCAAATTGGGAATTAGTTAATGATGGTGCAAATCCAATTTCATTAAAAGTTGTCCCATTCTGTGCAATGGTTACTACAATCTCTGCTGAATAATTGAAGCAGTAAAAATTATTTTGTAAGGAGGTAGATTATGTCTAACGATGAGAAAATCCAACAAATGCAAGTTATGCTTGATTGTGTAGAAGATACCAAAGTTTTGCGTGTCTATCTCCTTCAAGCAAAAAGCCTTATACTAAATACTCGTTTCCCTTTTGGTTTTACTCTTGACCAAGAAGTAGAACCAAGATACGAGCAATTACAAATTGAACTTGCTATTGTTTTATATAATGAGAGAGGTGCAGAGGGGCAATCGACACATAGCGAGAATGGTGTTAATAGAACTTGGCGTTCTAAAAACCAAATCCTTGCTGAAATTACCCCTTACGGCAAATCCTTATGAGAAACTTATCTATAAATAAGAAACCAATGTATAGGTTAAACTATTTTGGCAAAGTCGAAGTTGTAGGTAAAGACGGGTATAAAACAGGCGAGTTCCGTGTATCTTACAGCGAAGAAAAGTTATTCAAAGCGAATGTGAGTGGTGCGAAAGGCAATGCTATTGTAGAAACAATTGGTATTAACCTTGATTATGACAAAGTTATTACTATGTCTGTCGCCCAATTTATGGACTTACAAATTGACGAGAATACTGTATTCTTCATTGATAAGAAACCGGAATATGGCTCAAATGGTGCACCGTTATACGATTATAGCGTAAAACGCATTTGTGAAGCCTTAAATGAAGTTGTTATTGCCGTTAAAAAGGTAAGAGGAAATTAGTATGGCAAAAGCCCTTGAAATTAACGCTAAACACGTTGCAGACGCAATTAGACGTTTGGCGGAAAATAGTGAAAGGGAATTAGAAAGTATAGTGGCTTATGGTGCTAAACAAATGGCTAAAAAAGCCCAAAAAGGTTTCAATAGAGCACTATACGACGGAACTAACGATGTGTATTGTTATTCCGTTAGGGCTACCACAGAAGGTAAAGCAATATGCACTTATGATGTTGTTGCTTATAGCCCAAGCGGTAGCGTAGCATTTATTGAATTTGGCACAGGTATGGGGCGTGTTAATACATACGCACCGGACAACCCATTTAGAGAAACAGTTGAGCCAAAGATGGCTGAACTTGGGCATTATGGAAAAGGTAGAGGCAGTCAAGATTTCTGGATATTCAAAAATACCAACATATCTATGAGGCATTCTACTCCTAACTTGGCATTCGTTGTTGACCGCAACGGAAATCCAAAACCTAATGTCTATTGGACGGGCGGTAATAAACCTGCCCGTGCTATGTGGGGCGCTAAATTAGACTTTGATAAAAAGTTTCCAGATTGGGTATTAACCATAGGAGGTAAGAATAAATGATAAATATTCACGCAGAAGTTTATGATAGATTAACCGCAAAGTTAGTTCTTTCAAACAACAATGTTAAAACTTCAAGCGTTTATACTAATTCACCAAGTTCTTACCCATTTGTTAGCATTGAACAAATAGACGACAGCGTATATGAGCAAGGGAGTGACTGTTGTGAAATAGAAAACTTTGCAAATATCGCTTTTGAAATAAACTGTATGGCACAAGGTGAAACTCGTATGAGTGAGTGCTACGAATTGTTAGAGGTCGCTGACAATTTTATGAAAAGTATTGGATTTATTCGTGAGAGTATGACACCAATGCAAGACCAAAACGAAACCACTTATCGAATTATTAGTAGATATAGTGCAGTGGTTGGAAAAGACCACAAAACTTATAGGAGGTAACAAATTATGGCAGTTACAGCAGTAGAAACATCAACAATCCATTCAGCCCTTATGTATGTAAGTGCTTCAAGTGGAAACAGCGAAACTTGGACAAAACTTTGTTGCATTAAAGATTATCCAGATATGGGTGGAACTCCAAGTGCTATTGAATGCACAACCCTCTGTGATGAACAGCAAAGATTTGTCGAAGGCGTTAAGTCCGGCGAGCAATTATCATTTACCGCAAACTACACAGCCAGCGATTACTCTGCTATCCAAGCATTAGCAGGAAGCACAAAGAAATTTGGCTTATGGTTCGGTGCTAATAGCGGTGGCGACCCAGATGGACACGACGGCAAGTTTGAGTTTGAAGGCACAGTTTCCGTTTCATTAGTTGGTAAAGGTGTTGACGAAGTTCGTGAAATGACCATCACAATTACTCCATCAACAAAGATTACATTTGACACAGGTGCAAGTGCTTAATTATACTTATTGATGAAAGGAGATTTTATAAATGGATAAAATTGTTATTGAATTGAATGATAGTAAATACACATTAGAGTTTAATCGCTATGCGTTAATTACTATGGAAAAAAGAGGGTTTAACCCAAGCGTTGCCGATAGTAAACCACTTACAACCTTGACTGAACTTTCAAGAGGCGCATTTATTATGCACCACCCAGAGTTAAAAGCGGAAGAAATTGATAAAATTATCGACGAAATCCCAAACAAGGTTGAGTTTACAAACGCTCTTGCAGAAATGTATAAAAATGCTATTGACGCTATCGTTAATGGCAAAAGCGAAAAAAAGGGAAACGCAACTTGGGGGAGAGCATAGAAGATAGTTCTTCCCCTAAAAAAACCCTCGAAGAATACTTTGAAGAAGCGTTGCCATATTTTATGGCGATAGGAATGAGTTATGACGAGTTCTGGTATAAATCCCCAAAACTTGCAAAACACTACCTTAAAGCGCACGAAATTAGGCAAAAACAAGAAAGTGAGAGATTATGGTTGCAAGGATATTACACCTATATCGCACTTTGTAGTGTTTCTCCGGTATTACACGCCTTTGCTAAAAAAGGCACAAAACCTCTTGATTACCCAAAAAAACCTATCAACTTGACCAAAGAAGAAATAGAGAAGGACGAGCAAGAGGCACGAAATCATAGGTTACTCCATTTTAAAGAGAAACTTATAAAAATGTCGAAAGGAGGTAGTAACAATGGCTGACGCATTATTACAAACATTGACAATTAAACTAAATGCAGAAGTTGGCAATACTAAAAAGAAGTTAAGCGATGTTGCTACCTCTGTTGAAAAATTAGAAGACATTGGTAAAAAAGCCGATTGGTCTATTTTTGAGCAAATAAGGACTAATTTAGAAGGAATAGCAAAAATAGACTTTTCAAACGTCGCTAACAGCCTTAAAGACGTTGTTTCAGCGATGAAAACACTTGGCATATCTGCTAAAACAGTAAAAGATATGCCTGTGATGGAAGCACCAAAAATGGAAGGCAATAAGTCTTTGTCTGCGCAAGAGGGAGATTGGAACTTACCTAATGTAAGCGAAAAAACATCACAAGCAGTATATACAATAGCACAAGCGTTTGATACAGCGACACAAAGTGTTAGTTCTTTCTCGCAAGCAACAACCACATTTTCTTCGAGTGCACAAGTTATCGCCGAAAGTTCTGGAACAAACGTTACCGCTTTTACAACCGCAGAGAAAAAAGCAAATGACTATCAAGTTGCTTTAACAAAGTTGAAAGACACGGGTGGAATTTTAGGCGAAATCTTAAAAGATGTAGGCAAAAACGCAAAGAAAGCCGGCGATAATGCAAGCAATAGTGCGAAAGGTTTTAAAAAGATGATTAACTCTATTAAACGTATTACTTTTTATCGTTTGGTTAGACGTGCTATCCAACTCATTGGGCAAGCCCTTACAGAAGGCATACAAAAGATGGCTACCTTTGATAGCGATTTTAACGCTTCAATGAGTGAAATTAAGTCATCTCTTACATACTTTAAAAATAGTTTAGGCACAGTCATTTCTCCAATTATTCAAATGATACAGCCTATTTTAACCGCATTATTAGACGGTTTAGCAGAAATTAACAACTTAATTGGCGAATTATTTAGTGCCATAGCGGGTAAAGATTATTTCGCAAAAGCAACAAAAGGCGCAGAAGATTATGCCGAGAGTTTAAAGAAGGTTAAAAATCAAGCATTAGGCATTGATGAACTTAATGTTTTACAAGCAGACAACGAAGAAAGCCCATTTGAACAAGCAAGTGTTGGAATTGAAAATAATGGTTCGTTTGGTGGCTTTTTGGGAGATTTTGGCGCAACACTTAAAGAGTTTATTGGTAAGTTAAAAGAAAGTTTAATGCCTGTTATTGAAGCAGTTAGTAAATTGTTTGAAGCAATTACGCCAATTTTAAATGTTGTAGTAGGTTTATTAGATGACTTATTTAGCGACACAATGGACGGCGTTAGTAATAGTATTGCGTCATTTATTGGTATGGTTGCCGAAGTATTTACTATGATAGGACAATTTTTAGAAATTGTTGAACCAATTTTAGATATTGCTAATCAAGTATTTGGTATATTCCTCAATTTGTTTAATAGTGGCTTAAAGACTATTTTTGAAACTATTGCAAAAGTTGTTAGCAGAATATTTAAAACCGAAGAAGGCGATAGCACATTATTTGCACAATTTTTAGAAAAAATCGTTGGTGGTGTAGTTAATATAATTACTTGGGTTATGGATATTGCCAATATTTTGAAAGAAAGATTTAAAAAGGCTTGGAAAAAACTAACGGGCGACGGTTCTTTGCTAAATACTGAAATGATAAATTACGAAAGAAGGCACGGAACTTATGACACATACGCAACAGGTGGTTTTGTTGAGGACGGTTTTTTCTATGCTAACCATACTGAACTTGTAGGACAATTTAGCAACGGAAAGACCGCAGTAGCAAATAATGAGCAAATTACAGAAGGCATTTATCGTGCCGTTTTAAGAGCGATGAGTGAAAGTGGCGGAAATGATAGCAATAGAGAAATAGTCGTTAAAATTGATAACCGTGAATTAGGACGTGCCGTTGATAAATACGAAAGACAAAAAGGTTTTACGCCGATGTATAACGGAGGTAAAGGTTATGGTTTCTAATTGGGAAAAAGGTGCAAAATATAGAATAGACAACATTGATAGTTTATATGCTTTGGGTTGGCTTATTCCTTGTTCATATTTTAAGTTTTATTATGCCGATAAAAGAAGTATTGAATATAAAAACGGCTTTTTCTCATTACAAACAGACGGAACTGATATTTATGTTGATGAAAACAACACCGACGAAACAAGCATTAGCGAAAAACTTTTAAGCATAAGTGCAACAAAAAAACCATTATATTTAGAGTTTATTTTTGATTATAACCCAAATGATTATACATATAGCACAGTTTCGCCAAACACCTTGAAGAACATTACTAATTTAGTTGCGTCGCCAACACAACAAAGACATTTGTTTTCAATTTGGTGCGAAACAACACAAAGTTGGTATCACGTTCCTTGCCCAAGTTCATATCAAGGGTTATCAACAACTATTGTAGATAGCACAAGAAATAAGCAAGCACAAGTTATTGGGCAAGTTGTCGCAAGCGATGTTGCTAAAATTGAAGCAAGTTGGAACTTTTTAACCGTAGAACAATTTAGCGAATTAGCACAATTATTTGAAGCAAAATATGGTGGCAAGTTCTTTGTTCCCGTTTCTTTCTTTGATGAGGTCAAGGGCGAATATGAGGGTAGTGTCGATATGCCACCGTCATTTGCGGACGGCGATAACCCAATTCGTATTTTTTATCCTAATGATAGAACGGGTTTGGTTGCGAAAATTAAACTTAACGAATACAACGAACCTATTGGTTATGAAAACGTATCATTACATTTAATTGATACGGGCTTTAAATACGGAGAGATTTAACAATGAATGTTGCAGATAGAGATAGCGAATGGTTTGAAGATATTAAAAAACCGATTTATCAATATGAAAGCGACGTTGTAATGTATTTTTTTAACTATGGCGATGATACAACCGTAGTTAATACTTTAACAAAAAAAGATTTGACATATTTTAAGTATAAACAATCTGGTTCAATTATAAATGATAGAATACCCTTAAAAGAGGTATCTTTTGAAGTTATAAAGAAAAATGGTGTTAATTATGATTTACCAATGGGTCAAGTTTTTATGCTTGGTTTCATTTTAAGGAGCGATACATCAAGTCCAAATAGATGTTTAGTAGGTTGCTTTAAGATTGTAGATAAAGAAAATGACCCAAACCAACTAACAATTTCGTATGTGGCAAACAACCAATTTGTTCCCGAAAATATTTACCGAACTTATGGACGTGATTTATTATCAAGTGATTTATATAAACAAGGAAGTAATCAATTTGGGGTAGAAAGTGAACATAGCGACGCAACATTATATGATGTAATTACAAGATTATGCACCTACAATCAAAACTATTGGGACGCCAATGATGATGATATTTGTGGCAAATCTATGCCTGTTGTTCGTCGAGATGAGGGTTTACAAATGTGCGCAACGGCGGAGGGTAGAACATTAACTACAATTAAACCAGATAATTTTGAAGTAAAACGAAATAATTTGTTATGGGGCGCATTATACATTCCATATACCGCCCCTATAATTACACCTAACACAATTTATCCATTTAATATATTGGAAAAAGCGCCAATTACAACCGAACAAGATAGAAGTAATTTGCGTTGGTATTCATATAAAAGTTATGAAGATGATTATTGGGTCGGTGGTTCTATAACGAATGCTGAAATTTTTGGTGGTATCACAATAGGGCAAACGGGTTATTTAAGTGATTATGAATTTGCGGGTTTTGTTAGAAATGTTGACCCTACAAAAATATGGCTTCCTGTCGATTGGAGTATGGATTATGGTTATGCTTGGCTCGACGGGGACACTGTTGTTGTAGGCAGTGATGATGACGGATACCCAAATTATGTAATGTATAGTAAGATGAAAACCGAAATTGCCAACTTTCACGGGGAGGAAGTAGTTGGTTGTGAAGAAATTGTAATTGAAAACCCTTTAATTAACGAGAATTACGATGATAGACTTACTAATTTAAGACAATGGGTATTAACAAACCACGACAAACTTAAAGTTAAAGGAAAAATTGACCCAAGACTTGAACTTTTTGATACTATAACTTTTAATGACGGAAACATAATTTACCAAATACTAATTGAAGAAATTAACATTGAGTTTAACGGAACATTTTTGGGAAATATAGTTGGAAGATTATACGACAGAATAAATCGTATTGAGTTTGTTGCTTTACCATTAAGAAATACTTATTTAGTTAATGAAGAAATACCTGTGAAACTGCAAGCGTTTTACGGGGCAACACTTAACTCAATTACATATTATGGAACGAGAACGGCTGTTGGAGTAATGAACATTAACTTATCTAAACGCAACCCAGATATGACAACAATAGGTAAAAAAGAAATTATGGCAGTTTTAAGAGTAAGAATAGGAAGTGCGCCAAACACCCTTTTCATTTACATTTCAACACCATTTGAAATTAACGTTATACCACGAACACCAAATAACAGCCCTGTTATTGTTGACTTTCATATTAGAAGTGCGACGGAGTTTTCAATTACGATTGCCAATTTAACGGGCGCAGATGATACATTAGATTTCTTTTGGTCTAATACCGACCAAGAAATGAGCGGAAGACAAATGGCAAACGGCGAAACAATAACTTTAACCTACGATAATACAAGCGAGTATTTCCACGACGCAATAGCCGAATATGTTAATGGACAATTACAAGATGATTTTTGTTGTGAGTTTGACGTTTCGGGAGATAGCGTAATAATATTGGAGGCAAATTAGTAATGATTAAATCGGTTTATAAAGGCGGAAGTAGTGTTATATTGAATGCTCATAAAGATATTGATTATTTTTATTATTGCGAAACAAATGATGAACGCAAAGAATTGCTTGTTAAAAATAAGGACAGAACCGTTGATAATCATTATGTTTTGTGGGAAAAACGCTTAAAAATATTTCTTGTTTGCTATTCGTATCCTTTTATGGAACACGTTAAGGGCGAAGAAATTAAAGAATTTAAGACTTTTAATATTTGCGACCATAAAAAAGAATATAAAGAAATTGCCGAAAAACAAATGCTTTGTATGGGCAAAGATAGTAAAAAATGGTATCACTTATATATCGCTTGTTGTATGTTTGAACGTGGCAAAAATGAAATTAGCGATGACGAAAGAAACGTTGCCCAAAGCATTCACGACAACGGCATAAACGACGAGCAACTTGAATGGATTAAACAAGTTTTAGCAGAAATTGAATAAAATTATTTTACAAAATAAATAATTTAGTTTATTATGTTAGTAGATAAAATAGGTTATCTATATAGCAAATGGGCGTTTGTAATCAAATATGGTTACAATTTTTATCGTTAAGGGAGGGAAAACATTATGGAGAAAATTTACAGAAACGTTGGCAATTTCTCTGTTGAAGTTGACGACATTACAAAATTATCCAGCGACGCACTTAAAAACCTTTCAGTTGGCGACAAAGTAATTAAAGTCACCGGCAAACAAAAACACTTATATCGTGTTTCATACAAAGGCGAAGGCGTTGGAGAAGGACTTTGTTTAACATACGCAGACGCTTCTCGTATCGAAACAGTTTCTTATGATTTTACCGCAGAAGGTTGGGCATATAACTCAACTGATGTTTGGCAAAACGCTTAATCTTTCATAATGGAGTTAAAGTATGGCAGAGAAAAAAGCATTATCAACAGACGCAATGTTAGCAAACCACGAAGCAAGGATTAAAGTTTGCGAAAAAAGACTTAACAAGTTAGATAAACTTGCAGAAAGTATCAATGACCTTGCTTTAAGCGTGAAGGAAATTGCTGTCAATCAAACTGCTATGCTTAATGATATGAAAGAAGAAAAAGAAACCCGTAAAGTTAACGAAAAGAGAATATCAGCACTTGAATTGCAACCGGCAAAAAACGCACAAGAGATTAGACAGAAAGTCATCATTGCAATAATTACCGGTTGCATTGGTGCTATCGTTGGTGCAATTATGGGTTTATTACTTAAATAACGAAAAGGAGTTATAAAATATGTCAATGAATGAAATTTATTTATTGTTAGGCTTAATCGCAGAGGGTGTCGCATTAGTCGGCACTATTGTTGCTTTTGGCAAAAAAATATACAATTATTTAAAGGATAAAAAACTCAAACAACTTGTTGAAGAAGCAATGGCAGACGTTGAAGTTCTTGCTATCTCTGGCGACTTAAAGAAAGTTAAAGTCCTTGAAAAAGTAACCGCAGTATTCGGTGAAGGTAAAGGAATTTACGACAAAGCAAGTGCTTATATTGAGGAATGTATTGAGTTTAGTAAAAAAATTAACCACAAATAAGGAGGAAGATATTTATGGAAACCACATATAGAAGTTTACCAGAATTTATCGTCAAAACCGATGACATCGAACATATCTCAAATAGAGCCTGTGACAACTTGAAGTTAGGCGATGAGGTTATTCTTGTTAGCGGTGACGAACAAAAGAAATTTATCATTTCAAGCAAAAGTCTTGAAGAAATGAAATTAGCGTTCATCACAAGCGAAGAAGTTACAGAAGTAATTTATAAAAAGGCTGATGACCGCTGGTCTTATGACGAAACAATAACCACACCAATCAATTCATTATCACCGGAACAGGCAGATGAACTTAAAACTTTGTTACCATCAGCAGGAAGCAAAGGCAAAGTCCCATTTGTTAATGATGATGAAGACGGTTACGAATTTAAAGATATAAGTAGCGGTTGCACAGTTTCTTGGGATAGCACAACTGTTTCCCTCGAAGACTTTATCGCTTCTTGTAATGCACACCTTTTTGCAGATACAATGATTGGAAAAATTTTAACATTTTCAAAGTTAATTAACGGTGCAAGTTTCCGTATGATTGTTATTGGACACGAACACGACGTATTAGCAAATACTGATAATGGCGAATTAGAGCCAAACGGAACAACTGCAAACTTAACATTACAGTTCTATGATATGCCGTTCCAAAAAGTTAATTTAGCATTACCTTACGAGGAAGAAAAAGAAGGCTATATCCGTTCAAATCAAACAGAAGAAAGTATGGAAGATAGCGGTGCAAGCCAAGTTACTATTGACCCAATTTATCCAAGTAACACACACGGTTATGCAAGTGCCGTTGGACTTATTCACGCTATGCAAGAAATTTTTAACTCATTACCAACCATTTTACAACAAGCAATTAAGACTGTTAGAAAAGACATCTTTATTAGCGAAATTGACGATGGTGATAACTATGAAATGTTTGATACCACTTCAACAGTTATTCTTAAAGAACAAGACCGTTATGGTTCTTGCGTCAATGTAAAATTATTCTGCTTGTCAGCCAGCGAAATGGGTATGACACATTCAAATGCAGAAAATGACCCAGACCAATTCCCATACGATATTGAGGTTGAAATTGACGAAGTTCCAACACTCGTTAATTTAGAAGGCAAGAAATATGCTTATTTCGATGAAACCCCACAAAACAATCAAACACAAGAAGCAATGAATAAGCGTATTAGATACTACAAAGGCGAACCATATTGGTATTGGTTAAGAAGTCCTTACTTGCTCTACACTCACGGTTGGGGTCTTTGTTACTACTATGGTGATGTCTACGGCAGCTACGATACTTACAACTACGGTGGGGTTGCCCCCGCATTTGCAATCTAATTGCGAAGCAATCAATCTATAAACCGCAGGTTTATCTAAAAATAATATGAGTGTTAGAGTTTGCGATAGAAACACAAGCAAGGTTGAATATGTATATAACGCATTACAACTTTCAAATTTAGTTAACGAAAGAATGACTAAATATGCTAATAAAATCGCAGACAGCAGAAGATACAAACACTTTGTAAAATCATCTAATTATGATTTATGGAAATCGCCTATATTATTTGCCAAATTAGTATATCATTACTGCTTATGTGCAAATAAAATGCGAGATACCAATAAACGCTTGGCTTACTTATCGAAGGCAAGCGAAAATCTAATGTTATTGAAAACGTCCGTTCAACAATTTTATGACCTAAATAGGCATATAGTAAAAGATAAGTTTATTATATTGCTTGCCGAAAAGGTTGAAACACAAACAAAGTTATTGGGCGGACAATTCAATTACGTTAGGAACATTAGTTGTAGGCAGTCCTAACTTGCTCAACACTAACAATTGGGGTAATTGTAACAACAATGGTAATGTCAACAACAACAATACTAACAACAACAATGGGGTTGCCCCCGAAATTTGTATAAGGCGGATACCAAGAATATGCAAAATGGAACTAATGTTATAAATGGCGATGTGTCTTGCTCGAATAAAGCAAGTGATACTATTGACGCCATTTTTTCTTTTGAAAACTTATATAACTCGTATCTTAAATGTGTTAAAGGCGTTAAATGGAAGCAGACAACGCAAGAATATATGTTTGACGCTTGGTATAAAGTGGCTTTAATTCATAAGTCGATAAAGGACGGAACTTATACAATGGATAAAATGCACTTCTTTAAAGTTATGGAACGTGGAAAGGTGAGAGATATTAGTGCGTTATCGCTAAAAGATAGAATAGTCCATAAATGCTTATGCGATAACTTTTTGACACCACTTTTATCTAAACAACTAATTTATGATAGTGGGGCGACTATTAAAAACAAAGGTATTTTATTCGCCAAAAACAGAATTATAACACAATTGCAGAAGTATTATAGACAGCACGGAAGCACCGGCTATGTGTTGCGTGTTGACTTTCGTCATTACTTTGAAAGCATTGACCACGAAACGCTTTTTAAAATGTTAAGGGAAAACATAAAAGATACAGATTTGTATAATTTATGTGTAAAAATGATACCAAATGACGTTCAAGGGCTTGGTTTAGGCAGTCAAATAAGTCAAATTTGTGCTATGTATTATGTAAATGGTATTGACCATTATTGCAAAGAAAAGTTGCATTTAAAGTATTATAGCCGTTATATGGACGACATTTGTGTAATTAGTAATAATTATCACGAACTTGAAAAAGCCCTCGCTATCATCGTTAAAATGGCGAAACAACTTAAATTAGGCATTAACGAAAATAAAACTAAAATATATAAACTCGAAAATGGGTTTAATTATTGCAAGGTTAGATATAAGTTAACCGAAACGGGTAAGGTATTAAAGTTCATCACCAGCAGTTCATTTAAGTCTATGAAAAGAAAGGCGACAAATGGCACAATTGATTTAGCGAACTTGTTGCCGAGTTGGGAAAGTTATGTAAGTTGGTTTGACGCACATAAAAAATATATTATATTTAAAAATAAATATTTATAGATAATGTTATTATTAAATGTTATATTATAGATAAATGACAAGAGGAGGGATTTGAAATGTTAAATATTACCTTTAAGGGCATTAAGCCAGAAAAAAACCTATATTCTTACAGCGTTGTTGGTAACGCAGAAGTTGATGTCATAAAATTTATTTTAACCGAACCACTTGATAGTGTTAATACATTAGCAGAATTAGAAAACTTTGACGCTTATGTAAAAGTAGAAAGTGCAGGTAAAGGATATTTAGACAAAATTTCTGTTGAAAGTTCTTATGTAGAAGTAACAAATGCACAGCAAGAAGTTATTGGACATCAATTAGAAGTTGAATTTACGTTGCAAGGCAAAACTACACAATTTAGAAACTTAATGGTTCAATTACAATTTGAAAAAGTTGTTAACGAAGAAAATTTAGTTAGCCAAACAGAAATTGTTAACTTATCATTAAGTGGAAATATTGACGCAGATAACGAGTTACCAAATGTTTATCCAAATATTATTAGAGATATTTATGAGAAACTCGCTGACCACGAACGTAGGATTAGTGCATTAGAATAATAAGTGTTGCATTAGTTAAAACGATATGCTATTATATATGCGTGTCGTATAACAAACACGATACACAAGTTCGTAAAAATTCTTCAAAGATTAAGGTTTGGTTCTCTTACTCCAAATCTTTTTCTTTATTTACTTGACATTTTATTCTATTCGTGTTATTATAATGTTGCTCAATAGGAAAGGAAAAACGGAATGAATACAAAAGAATACACTATTGAAGTATATGATAAAGATGACCGCCAAACTTGGTTAGCAAAGCGTGGTTTTGGTGGGTCGTCAGTTTCAGCACTGCTTGGCAAAAATAAATATATGACTGCGGTTGATATTTATTGCTCGGCAGTTAATCCAACAGAACATAAAAATGAAAACGCCACAGTAAGCACAAGTTACGGTAGAAACGCCGAACCTATCTTGGCTAAATTATTTGAACTTGACTATCCAAAATATAAACTTTATTATCCAGAAAAGATTGAAATGGCAAGACGTGTTGATAAGCCATATATCACTTATACATACGACGGATTATTAGAAGAAATTGCCACAGGACGCAAAGGCTTCGTAGAGTTCAAAACACACGAAATACAAAACCACGAAGACGAAGAAGAATGGTTAAGTGGAAACTTACCGGAACAATATTATATTCAAGTATTACAAGGCTTCTGTGCAATGCACGATAAGGATTTCTGCGAGTTATATGCTAAACTATATCGTAAAGATTATGAAACAGGCGATATTACTTGGAGTAGATTACTTCACTTCCGTTTAGAAAGAACGGCAGAGAATGTTGAGGCTGATATTCAACTTATCGAAGATGTGCAAACAGACTTCCAAGTTAACAATATTGAAAAACGTATTCCACCAAATATTCACATTGAATTTTAAGGAGAAATTGTATGGATTATATTTATAATAATAAGACTAAACGATATGAAATTGCGAAAGCAAACACAGTCGAAAAAGAAGTTAAAAACTTTATTGAAAACAATGCCAAAGACTTGCTTCCTGTAATTGATGACGCAACTTGGTCAGCAACAAGAAAAGCGAGAGTGGTTATCAATAACAAACTTAAAGAAGTTCAAAAGTTTAGAAAGCAAACAAATGGTATTGTATTAGGCGAGTTTAACCGTATGTCAAACACTATCGAAAATATGTTAAGCGAAGAAAGCGATAGACTTACAGCGTTATTAGAAGCCTATAAACCAAAAGAACCTGTCTATGTCTTTAAAGAAATTAAGACTACTGACAAAGTGGCATACGACAAATTAGTTGCTTATGCCAAAAAACTTAACCTATTAAAGGAGGAAAAAGAATAATATGGGTTACACAAAAAAGACAGCGACAACAACAGCAGTCGCAACAACAACCGAAGAAAAGAAACCTATTCGTTTCTCGGTAGCAATTAAAGATGAGAAATATCAACAACTCATCAATGACACATTAGGCGATAAAGAAACAGCAAAACGTTTCGTTGCCGAAATTACAACAGTTGTAGGTAACAATTATAAGTTATCTCAATGCACTGCTAATTCAATTATTAGTGCAGGGTTATTAGGACAGTCACTTAAACTTCCTCTCGCACCAAGTTTTGGTTTCTGCTATTTAGTTCCTTACAAAAATAAACAAGGATTTATGCTTGCACAGTTCCAAGTTGGTTGGAAAGGTATTGTCCAATTAGCATTAAGAACAGGGCAATATGAAACACTTGGCGTTAGAATAGTCCACGAGGGAGAAGTTTGCGGGCAAAACGAGTTTGGCGAAGATGTTATGCACTTCGACCACCAATACGATAATAACAAAGTTGTTGGATACTTTGCTTACTTCAAATTGTTAAGCGGTTTCAAGAAAACATTATATTGGACAGTTGCACAATGCGAAAAACACGGCGAACGTTATTCCCAAGCACACAGGGGCGATAACAAAGGCGGAGAAAATGACCGCTGGACGACTGATTTCGACGATATGGCGTTAAAGACTGTGTTAAAGCAACTCGTCAGTAAATGGGGTATTATGTCTGTTGAACTTCAACAAGTATTCCAAGCAGACCAAGCAGTTATTGATAATGGCAAATATGTTTATGTCGATAACGACGGTGTTGTTGAAGAAAAGAAAGACAAAACACCTACAATTAAAAATAGGTTAACACCACCAAAGGCAAAGACTGAAACGGAAGTCGAAGTTATTGAACCGGACGTGGAAGTTGACACAGCAATTTAGGTCATAAGGCACTACGAGAGGTCTTCCAAATTTACGTTTGTTTAGAGAAGTTTTGTTTCCATTGATTATTAGCCTCGATTACATATTATAATAATTCACAATCTCGTAGTCGCAATTATAGAACAGAGGTTCTCGTCCGTTCTCCTGCTAAACAAAAGAGCGGTCACTCTAATAAGGTATGGGTTATGAAAGTTTCCCCAATATGAATAACAATAAATTATTATTCTCTTATAACCCTATCCAAAGTTACCTTACCAATTAACTATTTACTTGGTCAGTATATCTAACTTGGTAATCTAAAACATAAGTATTAAGGTAGTAAGTAAGTGTTAAGTAGTAAGTAAAAGCGATATATTAGTTAACCAACATAAAGGAAAGGAATACATAAAAACTATGGAAATGTTAACAAATAAAGAAGTAAAACCTCTTACCATAAAACTAACAAATGGTAAAGGCGAATATGACGAACAATTAACATATAAAATTAAGACAGCCATTTTAGACGTAGTAAATGAGCACATTGGAATAAGTGCCCAAGAAGTGCTTAAACTATTGTTAAATGGGCTAAAAATGCCTAAAAACGATAATATAAACCTTTACAACTATGTTCGTAATGCAACAATTTGGGTTATAAAGAATAAAAGAAAAGAAGTTTCTAAACCTATTGGCGTAAAAATAAATGTATTAAGTTTATTTAATGACTTACGAGATAATGGCTATGAAATTGATAATGGCGTTAAAGAAAAATATTACGAATACTTATGTTATCACGTTATGTATGAAAACCCTTTTCTAACCACAAGGCAATTTGGTTCAATACATAATGCCTGTCTATTAGAAGCGAAAACTTTTGATGAGTATTTATGTATGTTAGAAGACAAATTAACTAAAATAAATATACCTATACCAAAAGAGCATATTATGGAAAAGGCTGAACGTAAATATAAAGAATGGGAAGAAATTTTAAAGGAGTTAGACGAATGAAATTAGTTGAAACAAAATATATAAAAGTTAAGAAACTTATAGAAACTGCATTTACTTTTGGTGACTATGTTGAAGTGCCACGCAAAAGACACGTTGTTGAATTAAGTGACGATGAGTTTAATTTAATTGTAAAAAAATTGGTTGCAAAAGGCAAAATTACATTGGAGTAAAAGATATGAATAAAGCAATAATGATAGCCGATAAGCCTATATGGTGTTCAAGAATTATGAACGGCGACAAACTACTTGAAATTCGCAAAAATAAAGCACTTTATAAGGCAACAATGAAACTTATTGAAGAACAAGGCTATGCTACTTTCTTTATGTATTGTAGCAAAGGCAACAAGAAAAATTATCATTTAATTGAAGTAGTAGATACTGACACAGGTTGGGAAGGTTATGAATATGATTATTACATTGGTAGCAAAGGTTATTTAGATTGGTGTTTAGAAGGCAAAGTTGTCGCAAAATTCACTGTTAGAAAAGTTGAAGAACTACGAATTAAACAAGGGATAGGTTGGGCGACAGACACCATTAAAGGAACACAAGAAATAGAAAAATTAAGTTGTGTTAATAGATTTGATTTATACCAATATTGTAAAGGTTTTGCTTATGCTTATCACATCGAAGATTTAGTTATTTTTGATATACCGAAAGAGTTAAGCGAATTTAAGAGAAAGTATTATCCGCAGTATGCTGGAATGTCTAAAAATACAATTCATTACGAATTAGAGCCAATAACCAAAGCACCACAAAATTTCTGCTACGTAGAAAGCGAGGAATAGAGAATGAAAAATTTAATTGATGAATATATGCCTAACTTTCGTATTTTAAAAAACTTTGACGCTTGTAAAAACTGCCAATATAACAAAGACGGCAAATGCGAAAACCGCCACACACCTTGTTGTTTCTGGCAGGAAGCGGAGAGATATATTGTTTTTGGTAAAATGTTATCAAAAATGTATATGACAAAAATAGAAGGAAAATATGTATTTACTTTTGACCATTTAAGCAAAGAAGAAAAGGAAAAGTTGCATAGTGAGTTTTGCAACGGGATTTAAGGAGAACAAAAATGACTGAACAACGATTAGCATTAGAAAATTTAATAAATGAAATATGCCAAAAATGTAATGGCGATGTTTGCAGAACTAAAAATAATGGTGCTTGTAAGTTTTTTAGAAATTATAAAACTGTTGAAACCGCACTTAAAGCATTTGAAAAGCCTGCTGTCTATGTTGCAAGAAATAGAGGCACAACCAAAGCAATGATTGAAGCCCTTAAAAATGCACCGGCTGTTAAAGTAACTTGTTTAAGCGACGAAAATAAAGCGGACGCATTTGATATACTTAAAAAGTTCTTAATTGTAGGTTATGATATGACTAATAGAGATAAGCCTTCATTAACTTTTAGTATAAGAACAGGCACAGATGAAACTTATATGTTTTATTCAACAACTGATGAAAAAATAATTCAAACATTTAGGAGGGCATTTGAATGAAATACCAAATAGAAAGAGAAGATAATGGCGACTATATTGCGTCTTGGGACGAGCACCCATTTATTATCGGTGTTGGAGATACCAAACGTGAAGCCGTTAAAGAGTTAAGAATATTTGTTAAACAATATAAACAATACGAGAAGGACGAGAAGAAGAAATGAAACTAACTAAACGCCAAGAGAAGGCTTTTACAAGGTATTTATTTCATCAAAGGTTTATTAGCGAAGGAACAGGGCGACTTGTTTATGGTTACGGCGATACGCTTGTAATTAAAGTCGCTAAAAATAAAAGCGGTTACGAGCAAAACAAAAACGAAGTTGAACGCTTTAAAAAATACGGAGATAGTAAACTTGCTCGTATATATGCCTATTCAAGAAAAATTGTGATAATGGAGAGAGTTAATCCTGTATGTTTAAACAAATGGAATAAAATAGCAGAATGGCTTGATGACATTACGGGTTTTGTTAGCGAAGACCATTTATCGCAAGGGTATCGTAATGGGACAAGAAAATTAGTCGCTTATGACTACGGCGACGGAAAGCATACCTATACCAAAAGAATTAGGCACGATTATACAATAAGAGAAATAGTTTTAGGTAAAGGAGTAGAAAATGATAATGATAGACACAGTGGAAAAGTTGGCTAATGCTTTGCGTGATTTTAGCCCGACAATTGACGACGATGATGTAAAAGTAATATTTGATAGTTTAAGTGGCTATAAAATATGTGAAGTAAAAATGCTTACAGACGGCGAACTATATGACGATACTATTAAATATGTAAAGAAAGAATTTAGACATCAATTTAAAGTTGCTTTTATAGAATTGGGATATAAGAGCGATTTCCACCCACAAGACTGTCCGTATCAATGCGTTTTGGTTAGGACAACAAACGGTGAGGTTATCACACCAGAACAAATTATTAGACGTTTTAGAAATGACGCATAAGGAGAAAAATATGGACGCAGGAAAATATAAAGGTAAAAGTGTTGTAGTTCAATGCCGTAAATGTGGGCATTTATTGTATATTGATATTGATGATAAACTTCTTGATAGGATTAAAAATATTGAGAAAAAAGAATGCCCTACTTGTGGTGAAGAAGGCTGTGAAAATTGGAAGTTGCGTGGCATAGATGATTGGAAGAAACGCAAGATACTTTATTAAATGTCTAAATTACTAACTTGACATTTGCTTATAATTGTGATATTATAGTTACAACGAAAGGGATAAACACAAATGAAAAGCAAAGTAGAAAGACTATACGAAGAAAAATGCGTTGGTTGTCCAAACGAAAAGGCTTGTCACGATGACTGCGAATATTGCGACGACTTTTTAGAAGAACTCGATATGATGGAGGACGACTAAAAATGGACGCATTATACAGGGCACAATTACTTGATAAGTTAATGGAAGAAGCCAATGAAATTATTGCAAAAAAACATTTAAAGTTTGATTGGTTCTTTGGTGCAACTTCATCATACGAATATAACTGTTGGGTAGCACATAGCCCATATTATAAAAAACTATTTGGTAGAGAATGGTTTGTATTACTTGTTATTCTAAAAAAAGAATATAACCGATTAGAAAATTGGGAGGAAATATATGGAAAAACTCTTTAATATCATAATTGTGACGCCTATTATCTTTGTATTAGGTATTATGTGGGGCGTATTTGGTTCAGTTTGCTATGTAATTTATGGTATTTATTATGCTATATATTCACCAATTAAGTTTTTAAAAATGTTTTGGGGTAAGGGCGATGAAGAAACAACAGAGAGTAGTGGTAATTGAGTATACAGAGCATATTAGCCAAGCCATTAACGCTATTGTTGACGACTATAATGCGAAAGGTTGGAACTTAATACAAGTATGCTCGCACGCAAATAGGGGTTCATATTGGACATTATTATTTGAAAGGAAATTAAAAAAATGACTAAACAAGAATTATCGCCGTTAGAGGCATTAAAGAAAATAAGTAAAGTTCAAGTAGTCCGTGATTATATGGAACATGAAATTGAAACTATTGAAACCGCACTACAAGATTTCGAGTGGTTAAAACACAAACTGAACTTAACATTTTTACATAGTTTAAGTATTCCAGAAGATAAAATGCGAGTTATGAAAATTATGGGTTTTGAATATGAAGAAGGGAGATAAAAAATGAATTATATTAACATTAAACATCTCGATTTCGTTCCTGCAAAAATGTTTAAGGACGCAACAAATGAACGTATTATCTATGTTTTTACGAACAAGATTAACAATAGAACATATAAGAAAAAGAGAGCACAAATAGGATTGTTCTATTTCGATGACAAATGCAAAGTTTATGCGTTTGAGCCTGTTGAAAAAGTGTCATTTGGTAGAGAGTGCCTCGAAACATTGTCTTGGTTTGGCAAGTGTTTAGACTATGGAAAAATTAAATTTAATGCGAAAGCAGGGGAATTAGTAAAATGTCAAGAGCAGTAAGAAAACAGAACCAAAAACTAATTGCGTTGAGTGAAAGAGCAAATTATCTAAAAGAACAAGAAATTGCGGAAACTAAAAGACACAATATTAGTGAAGAAGAAACGAATGGGACACCACATTTATTAGTTATCTATTAGAGGTGTTACCTGTTAGGAGAGATTAGTATGAGATTAACCTATAACTATAAAGAAGAATATTGTGAAACAAATGCTAAACGATATGATATTGACATTGAATATTTACGAAAAAATTATAAAGGTTCTGTCTATTTGCCAAATCATAATGTTCGCAAGGAAGATATGTGGCATAAACTCGGTCAAATTGAAGACGTTGAAGAAAAGTTGGGTTTTTCATATAAAGAACTTGTGCAAATGCTTATCGACGGTATTTATGAAGTTGGTGGAGTTGACAGTAAAACAATGAAACCAGAACCAAGTTGTTTGTTATTTTATTATGTGTATGGAATTGATTTTGAAAATAAATGCTTAAAAGTTATGAGAGCAACAGGTTATAACGAAAGAAGTATTGAACGAAGTAGAGAATTTGTATTTAGTTCATTACACTTATGTAAATATAAAAAGAAATGTTTAGGCGGTTGGGCTTTAACAAGGGAGGAATTGCTTAATGAGTAAGAAAAAAGAAGAAATTAAAGGAAAACCATTTAAAGCAGAGGACTTTCAAGACTTTAATTCGTTTGAAGAATTTGCCAGAGCAATGGCGGAAGCAATAAGAGTTGCCGAAGAAAGACAAATTAAAAATAACATTATTGTGTTAAACGATGAATATGACGAATTAAAGGAGTTTTATTCCGCATTTGAACCACGCCCGTGTCAATATATTAGACATTATTATCCTACTTTGTTAGGCAAGAAATTGGTGTTGGGTAAATTGCCTAAAAAATATTTCTTTGCAATAGGACGTAATGATGACTGCTTATCAAAAGACGAATATATTGCGAAGTTAGAAAAGGAAAACGCTGAACTTAAAGATAGAGTGTTCGAGTTGGAGGCGGGATTATAATGGTAGTAACAATTAGAGGCGTTGATGTTGTCGACTTCGGGACAGCCGTTCAAGTTGTTAACTCATATAAAATAACCGACGACGAAGAAAAGAATAAAATACTCGACGAAATGTTAGATAAATTTCCTCGTTTAGCACGTTGCAGAACCAAAAGAAGCCTGCTAATTGAATGGAAAGCACACAACATTTTGTTCCAGCGAAATTATCATAGGGCAAGGACAAAAGACGTTGACTTTGAATTTTGCCCAAAAAAACTACAACAATTTGGTTTCCATTTAATAACTATGTTATTACGGGAAAAACAGAGATAAAAAAGTTTAGTTCTGTGCAGAAAACTTGCACGGAAATAAAAGAAAGGAGGCACTATGACTGACGCAGAGCAAATGCTAATGAAAACTTTGCAAGAAGAAAATGAGAAGTTAAGAAATGACTTAAAATTTCATACCTGTAAAGATATTGGCGAAGAATATCAAGACTTTATCTGCGATGAATTGTTAAAAATTGGTATCCCACTCAATGTATATGTGAGCAAGAAATATCAATTAAGCAAAGGCGAAAGTGCTTCCGGTATTGAAATTAAACACGACAGCAAATGGCGACAAACAGGGAGATTATACTTCGAGGTTGAAGCCAATAGTAAAGACACCACCAGAATGGTAAAAGGTGGTATCACAAAAGAAGATAAAAGTTGGCTGTATCTAATTGGAGATGAAACAAAAGCATTCATCTTCGCTAAAAACCAACTTATCCGTTTATATGAAAAAGTTAAAGAAAAGCCAGACGTTTGGAAAGAAAAATATGGTATTACAATTAACCAACATATAGACGAGCACACGTTAAAGGCGACAAGTTCGGGAATGTGTATCCCTATTAAATCGCTTGACCGTATCGGGTGCTGTATAAAAACATTAACATTTAAGGAGGGAAAATAAATGTCATTCAGTCACAACCAAAGAAAGAAAAAACATTGGAGAGAAAACCAAAAAAATAAAACTACTCGTGTATATAGTTACTTACAAAACGAAACCTTTGTTAGATATAAGGAGGGTAAGTAATATGTGGATTGAACACGTTACAAAGTTCCGCCTTACCGAAGAAGACTATAACTTCATTAGAAAGGCGATGAAAGAAAAGAAACTTAAAATTACCAAATTTTGTAAAGAATATAGCATATCACGCACACATTTTTATGATATGGCACGAGGTAAAGAAGACGGACGTAAACTTATTATCGCTTTAAGATATGAAGACATTTATGTCCCTTATGATATTGCAAGAGATAGCAGGGTGGAGTGGTAGTATGTCAGCAGTAAAATCATTAGAAAAATTATTCCCTTATGAACGTGATAGTGATGATTACGCATTAGTGTTGCGTGCCTGTGAGGAATACGACAAAAACCACCGTAAACCAACACAGCAAGAAATTGAAGACTTTTTCGAGGGTAGATAATATGGGTAACAGTTTTTATAAATGGAATGTAAAACAGCGTAAGTATATGGAAGCCCAGCAAAAGAAAAACCTTTTTATGGAAACTTTATATGCTTATGATAATAAATTAATGGAAGAAAGTGGTATCTATATTCTTACTCGTTATAATAAACCAAGACAAGACGGCGGTGTTACCAAGTATGCGTATATCGGGCAGGCTGTAAATGTGTTGGACAGATTAGCCAGCCACTATATCGGTTTCGACCAAAGAATTGATGTGTCGCTTAAAAGCAGAGGATTAAAAAGCGTTCGCAATCCATACGCTTGGGGCATTGATGTTATTTATTGTCCAAAAGAAAAGTTAAACGAATTAGAAAGACAAACCATAGCCGAGTATATCGAGAAAGGGTTTGAATTATATAACATTACAGCAGGCGGGCAAGACGAGGGCAAGGAATATATCCAACAAAAAGCACTTGGTAAAGGTTATCACGACGGTGTTGGCTACGGCAAAAAGAAAGCACTAAAAGAAGTTAAAGAATATTTTGATAAGTATTTAGACTTTATTATTAAAAGCACACCGGAAGCAATTAGAAAGCCAAAGAATAAAGCCGAGAGAGAAAGTTTGCAACCGCTATATAAAGAAATATATGTTAAAAAACTTAATGAATTTGGTGCGTTATTAGACGGGGTAAAAGACGATGAGCAGGTTTAGTGATATGCTTGCTATTATGGCAGGCGACAAAAAGACAATTGAAAAATATGTCCCAAAAGAGCCAAAGGTTAGGACGTTAAATAAAGAAGGCAAGTTTATTATTAAAAGCAACTTTGGCGGATATGACGCAGGTGGAGATGAGTTGTCCACAAAAGAAAATGCCGTTATTTATACCAATTATGATATTGCAAAAGATAGAGCAAATGAAATTGGTGGCAAGGTAGTTAAATTATAGGAGGTAGATGTAATGCCAAATAAAAAAAAGTATGAAGATTTAGACTTTGAACGCTATGACAAGAAAGAGGTAACTGTTCAAGAATTGTGCCAAAAATATAATGTATCACTTAATACAATGCGTAAAGCAATTAACCGCAGAGGTATTCACCCACTAAAAAAGCGTATTGTAATTAAGACACCATATAAAACTTTAATATGTGAAAGCGTTAATGAAGCGAGCGATGAACTTCGTGTTTCAAGAACTACCGTTTATTACGCATTAAAAGGACACCGCATTCCTTTATTTGAAGAAATGGGTATTGAAATTTACGAGGAGAAAAAATAATGGGTTGGTATGTTTATGTTATATTAGGCATTTTATTTGTCATCGGTATTTTATTGTTACCGCCAAAGCATAGAGATATTGTGCTACATATTATTTTGTTTCCTGTTGCGTGGTTGTTAGCAATATTGACATTTCCTATTCACTATTTTAGACAAATGTTTTATACTAAACCTGTGCATAAGCCAGAACTTCACGCTATAAAAATTAGCGACAAAGAAGACTTTATGATTAAAATGGTTAAGAAAAACGGAGAAGAAGTTATTATTAAACCGTTTGAAAAGGAGGAAAACAAAGATGTTAGTATTAGCAAAAAATAGATTTATCGAATTGCTTAACGGAAAAAATATCGTTAAAAAAGGTGGTAAATATTACACGCTTAAAGGTGTTGAAGTAAAACCAGACGCACCACTTGAAGAACCAAAGCCAAAGAAAACTACCGCCGAAAAGGTGGAGAAAGATGAGCACTTACCAAAAGAAGACTAATTATCGTAGTCGCAAACAAGTTATTAAAGATTGTGTAGACAGCGGTGCGATGTCCAAAGATGAAGGCGAACTTTTGGAAAAGGCTGTTGTTAAAGCAGATAGGGCAAAGATACAAGGAAAAATGTTCCTTGACCTTGCCCCTTATAACGCTTTACTAACTAAAAAGTTTGAAGAAAAAGTAGCGAAAGGCGAGTTAACCGAGAAACAACAGAAAACTTTACATTTAATTAGAGTAGCAAATATATGCAAACCACATTTAGATAGCGTGCCCGAAATGAGAAACGCTTGTGAAGAATATATTAAGACTACTATTGAGGATAATGTTGGTTGCACATTAAACGGGCTTGCTTTGGCACTTGGCTTCACAGTTAAGCAGATAAAAGATATTGAAGCAGGCATATTAAAAACGCCAGCCAAAGACGTAATTAAAACTTATATACAAATTATTGCTACTAATAATGAAATGACTATTGCGTCGGGTGGTAGCGTTGGTGCTATGTTCTTGGGCAAAAACTTCTATGGCTTAAAAGATAAGATGGAAGTTGAGCACACCGAGAAGAAAACTGAAATGACAGACGAGGAATTAGAAGAAAAATATAATAACTTTCCTGTTGTTGATGTAATTGACCCAGACGATTATCAAGACTAATGCCTTTATTTCGCATTTTAACGGGGCATAGAGGCACGAAATATAGTTTAATGGTAAATTATAAGCAAATAAAAAAAGCACGGGCTTAATGCTCGTGTTTTCTTTTGGTGTAAAACTTTTACATTAGTGGTGTAAGAACATTACATCAATATATAAGTAAATAAAAAGGGGGCAGATACGTCCCCCACAGCCTACCTCACGATAGGTGTTTTCGCACGACACCACCGAGTTGGATAACCCAAGTCCTTTGTGGTATGGTGTCTTACCGAGAAGTGTTTGGTGTGGCTTACGGCTCACGGTGTAACACGGCGAGTTGGCGTCCTGCCCACTTCTCAACTTGGCTATGCTTTTGCCTGCATACGGATAGTGTATCGGTTTTATCACATAACCCTTTTAATTGTTAATAACCGTTACTTCCTTCGGTGACTTTGCCAAACTCCCACTTGGGCTATGGCTTGTCTTCACATTTCCGTCGGTTCGTAAGGATACACCTTTCACGGTTATTTCACAGGTGCAGATTTAACGCCCCTGTCGAACCAATTGTCTATATTATAAACTACTTTTAGTTGTCATTACAAGCAGAAATAATTTTTAATAAAATGTGTAGTGCACCACAGGCAGTTAACACAATTTGCAACCATAGTGGTAGTGGCAACAGCCACATTGCTACAACGAGAAACCCTACAAACATATTTTGCTTCCTCCTTTTTTTAGTTGTTTAATAATAGTATCATACCTTGCTATTCTGTCTTGTTGAATTTGAATATTAGTCGCACAACCGACAATACGTTGTTTGCAATGTTCGATTAGCCCGTCAATTGCTTGTTTTTCTGTTTCAAAGAAATAATAATCGTATGTTTGCATTTCTGCTTTGCGAACACGCCTTACAACGCAATCTTTTAAGAGGTATTGACCTTTTGTTTCACTTTCTATTTCAAACTTTTTAATTTCCAAGCCACCATATAATTGATAAGAAAAACCATATAAATATTTCATAGTTAGTCCTCCACTGGGTCAACTTCGGCGATTTCTTCAATTTGTTTTAAGAAATATTTAGCCTTGCCAATAAGCGTTTCAACTTCTTGTTTTTTCTTGTCAATATTATCGAAACAATGATTACGTTTCTTCGCCACTTCCAACGCTTTTGCTTCTGCGTTTTCACAATAGAACCATTCTTCCGTATCATAATACCCGTGTTTAATGCCGTTAAATGGGCAGTTTCCTGTTCTGTTCCAATAACCACTGCTGGTAATTTCTTCAAAAGTATATGATTGTTTATTTACTTTTGTAATGCGTGCGAGCCTTCCGTTCGCCGAGAAGATGTAATCCCCTACGTTTAATTGTTTGTTTAACATAATTTAATTTCCCTTTCTCATTTCGATAAGTTCTTGTATTTTTTGTTTACTTACATACGCACATTGGAAGCGTGTTTCTTCGGTTGAATAAGGCACTTTGATAATGGCGTCGCCAAATCCAAGCAATTGTTCAGCCCCCTTGTGGTCGATAGCGACAACGCTGTCCCTAACGCTTGACACTTTTAACGCAATTTTACAAGGCATATTTGCTTTGATTAAGCCTGTAAGAACGTTGGCTGTTGGACGTTGTGTAGCAACAACTAAATGAATGCCACACGCACGACCTTTTTGTGCCAAACGAGTAATTGCTTCCTCAACTTCATAACGAGAAGTAAGCATTAAGTCTGCTAACTCATCAATAAAGACCAAGATAGGTTTTAATAATCCTCTGCTATCACTCACTCCCTTTGCTTTCATATACGAATAACGGGCGTCCATTTCTTGGCATAAGTCATAAAGATATGCGACGGCTTCGTTTGTTTCGTCAATAAACTTTGCGTTTGGTAGCACTGCGTATTGGCTAAACTCAACTTGTTTCGGGTCAACCAACACCATATCAAAGTTAGAAGTGTGTGTTGTAGCAAGTAAAGAACAAAGTATATCATTCATTAACACGGATTTACCACTACCCGTCGTGCCTGCGATAAGTATGTGTGGTATCTTATCAAAGTCAATTTCAACTAACTTGTTATTTAAGTCCTTGCCTATTGGTATTGTGATATTGCTTCCGTTATTAGCCTTGAAGTTAAAACCTGTTAAGAATAATGGCTGTCTTTGTGCTAACGTTTCACTAACACCAAAGTCATAGTCGTAAGTTTCAACAAAGTTAAGTTTTCTATGGTTATAATGAGATAACTTCTCAATTAACTTTGTGATTAAATTAACCGAATAACTTGCTATGCTTTCTAAATTGAAATAGTAAGTAATAAGTTGTGGCGATTTTATTTCTGTTGCGAACTTTACTTTTAATCCCAATTCATTAAATTGTGCCTGTAAAATCTCTCCGTTTCTTCCCATTAAATACCCTCCAATTTACTTTCTGCTTCTTCAATAAATGCGTCGCTTTCAAGTTCCTTTCTTGCTTTCCATATTTCATAAGTAAGTTTTTTAGTTACTCCCATATTTTCTTTGAGGAACTTGGCTTCTTCGTCAAACTTTCTCTTGTTGTTAAACCAAGAATATAACATTAAACGAGCAGAAGGATAATATTTACGGATAGCACTTTGTTTTACTCTGCCTGTGTAGTCGTATTTTGAAGCGTCACTAACAAACCTATCAATATATGCTTCTCTAATATCTTTATTTGAAACGTTATTTTGGTCTAAAAAGTCTTCTGCTACTTCGGTTAAACGTTCTTCTTCGTCACGTTCAAGTCTTTGGGCTTCTTTATAGTCATAACTATTTGCAATAATTGCTTTTTCCAAATAGTCAATAGTTGTTTGAATAGTAGAAACGATATTGCGATTTAAAACTTCTTGTGTGTAGTCGCTATTTTCAATTGGAATAGAAGAACAACACGACGTTTTTGTATTATTGTCCCAAAAATATTCTTTGCAATCGTGCTTGCCGTGATAGTGTAGTTCTACACGACTGCTTATACAATTATCGGTAATATCAATATTAGTCATTTTCCAATAGCATTCAAAGTCTTTTGTTTTAAATACACACCACGACTTTTTCCAAAACTTTGGATTTTTATAGTTAGCCAAGATTTCGGCTAAATCAATGTATTTAATTTCGGTTGAAATACCAAACTTTTTGCTCATAATTTTCTCCTATCCTAACAAATAAGTGTCGTCAATATTTCCGTCTTTATAGTGAAGCATAATAATGTCGAGATTAGATAACTCACAGGTTGAGAAGTCTAAACTACGATACCATTTATCTGCCTTTTCTTCCGTTCTAAATAACGGGCTATTAACAATGTTTTTGTTTTCTTCTTTTTCGTGTGTTAAGTCAATAGCGACTTGCCAGCCATTAAATAGTCTGCGTCTATCTATTTTCTTAATGCCACATTCTACCAAACCTTTATTTAATGTTTTAATGTCGCCATTCATTAACGCACCCATTAAGTCTGCTTCTTGGCAGAAGTCTAAAAGTGTTTCATTTTCGCAAGACGTTCCACCTGTTTCGGTTTCGTCGTCTTCTAAAACATAACTAAATAAACTACATTTTTTCATTTTTAATTCCTTTCTAATGCCACTACTTCAAATAAATCTTGAAAGCACCCAAAGTTTACTGCGATACATTGTTCTGCTTCTTTAATGCTATCAAATTGAAGTGGTGTTTTGTCCTTTTTATGAACAAGTAATTCTTCTCCGTTATATTTTATTCCGTATTTTGTTTTCATTTTGTTTAGTCCTTTCCTTATAGTTCGCTTGCTTGAATGATACAATTGGTGTCGCCAAACTCGTCTTTAATTTGTTGTTTCTTATAAAACCAACCAATGAAACCATAGAAGTGAAAGTAAATAGTAAATAGACTTGGGTGTATCCATTCATTATTACGTTCCATTATCTGCTTGGCTTGGTTCTTCCAAAAACTTATTTTTGCGTAGTCCTTTTTGTGTAATTGGTTACAAACTAATATGTCGTAAATATCATATTTTTCAAGCCAATTGACGAAGCGTTGCATATCTTCGGCTGTTTTAACTGCGATAACTTTTTGTCCCGATAGAAAGTCGGTTAAGTTCTTATTCATAAAGTTATCCCCTGTTAATCTTTCGTGCTTCTTTTGCTCTTTTCTCTTTCGCACGGCGTCTTTGGATTTTTAATTTCTTTTCCTTTGCTTTTTGTTGGGCAATTCTCTCCAACTTTACGTTTCTTTCTGCTTTGGTCATTATTTTTGTCCCCTTTCTTATATTAAATAATACCACATTTTAGTTTTTTAGTCAAGGTCGCTAACTTCCGTTAAGCCGTCTAACAAACCTAAATACACGTTTGTGTAGCGTTCACGTTCGCTTCCCTCACTACAACGCATAGCCTTTAAATAGAAGTCAATTGCGTCTTGTCTTTTATATTTTTCTCTCTTGCCGTAACAAGTAACATAAACAATGTCGTTCTTCATTTTAGTTTAACCCCAATTTTTGCCTTTCGTATTTACTTAATTCATACGGCATTAAACCTTGCGTCCCGTCAAATTGACCGAATGTATATAATCTGCCGTTGTGTTCTAATAAATCAGTTTTGAAGTGTGTTTTAATATAAACATAGTCTTCTTTATTTAGTTCGATATATGGTCGGCGTAAGTGAGAAACAATGTTTTTAAATGAACGATACTTAAAACTAATTTTAGTATATGGTTTTAGTCTTCTTACGTTCATAATCAAATAACTCCATTCTCCCTAAACTCTTTTAATAGTCCGTAGCGTCTGCCTAATTTATCAAACTTTTCAAATATGTTAGCGAGTTCGCTATAAGATAAGTTCTTTTGACTGCTATCAATTTGAAAGTCGATAGCCTGTTGTCTTGCTCTTGCTTTGCCTTGTTGGTATGCGTTCATTATCTTCGCCCCCTTATAATTGTGTTTTCAATGTCTTCGATAAACTTTAATGGTATATAATGTTCGATTAACCATTCATCGCTTTTGCCTGCTAATCCGTTATTGTTGTCGCAGTTTAATCTTCGCCATAACTTAATAAGTCTTTTAAATGCCGTCTTATTAAAATATAAATATCTTGTGCCCATTTTAATTGTTCTCCTTGTCTTCTATCGCACTAACATTAAATACAATAGCAAATGCTTCGTGTCGTTGGCTTGGCTCAAAACTGCATAAGTCATAGTCGTGTGTTTCGCACCAATTTTCTAAATCTTCTCTTGATATTCCTATTTTAGTTGTCGCACCCTTATCGCAGTCGTAAATATCAAACTCGCAGTCGTCTTGTGCGTATCCCAATAAGTCCATAATATCTAACATAATTTTATACCCCCACTTTATCTAATATGTCGCCAATAATAAGCCTGTCTTCTTCGTCTTGGTTAAACTCTGCCCCGTTGTTATAATTCTCTTTTAATCGCTTTTCTAAATATAACAAATGGTTAATTTCCTTGTCGCTTAAATAAATAACGTGTTTTCTTTTCTTCATAAAGTTAAGCCCCTTGTTTTTAAATACTCTTTGTTAAGTTCAAAGTTCTCGTCGTCTTTACTAATATGTTTAATAAAAGCGTCCAAATATTCTTTAACTTCGTTTTCGTTCTTCGTCATATTGGTTAATAGTTCGTAATAGTCTGCAATATCGTCTTCAATACAATAGTAATTGCTATCTATATCCCTAACTTTCGTGTCGCCTTTTCTATTTACCAATACTAATAAGCACTTGTCCGTATCAATAAACGCAGAAACAAATATATCTCTATAAAATAGCGTGCCGTCAACTTGTCCTTTTTCGTCCCCTATTTGTCGAACGACTACTTTTGTGTTCTTGCGTTTTAGAAACCTGTTAAGTTCCTTAATTGCTTTCATATTTAGATACCCCCTAAAATAATTGTTTTTTCTCCGTTCATAAGTTCTTTTAATTTATCCAAAAACTTGGTGTTGTTAGTCTTTGCGAAGCGAGAAAGCAGAAACTTCTTGGCGTTCTCTTTTGTGTATTGCTTCTCGCAAGCGTAAAACTTAATTGTTATCTCTTTCATACTTGCCCCCTAAATCTCAATGTTGCTTTTTAGCGTTTTAACTTCTTCAACCCAATTAAAGCCCTTGAAGATTGGAAGATTTAACGGCTTCAAATACTTTTCATATTGTTTATAAGTTACAATGCCCGTTGTAAATATATTTGATAAGTGTGCCGTTGTCTTCGTGTCTTTGCCTGTTGTTTGTTTAATATGCTGACGATAACTAACGCCACGCAATAACAAACTTGCTTTAATTAAAGATAGTTCGCTATTATTTAACTTAACTTTCTTGTAAATAATCATAATTATGCGTTCTTTAACGCTCTTTTATATAGTTTTTCAAATTGTGCGTCGTCAAGTCGCTTCTCTTTGTTACTCATAATCATATTTAAGTGCTTGCCTGTTGTTGTGCCCCAATCGTTTTTGTGAACGAATAAGCCATAATTGTCGTTATCAACGAAGCCCCTAAACGCTACAATTGTGTCGTAACTAAAATATAATTTAATGCCGTGCTTTCCCTTGCGTGTTGGTGGTATATCAACGGCGATTGTGTGCGCTCCGTAGTTGTTGCTTGAATAGTTGCCGTAATTCCACTTTCTTGGTAAATTGTTTTTATTCATTATTCTTTCCCCCTTGTTTCTTCTACCAAATCACATACAAGCATTTTTTCGCCGTTGCATAATGCTTCTTGGCTACCTACAAAATCCACTTTTAAATTGTCCAAATGCTTTGTATCTCTAACAAAATATATTTTTGTCCAAGCCTTGTCCCTTGTTTGTGTTGGCTTAAATACTGATAACTCTATTTTGTCCGTATCTCTTAATACTTTTCTTAACTCTTTGTATAACACGATTTAACCCCCTAATTTTAAGCGTTTGTGCGTTTTAGGTATACGCACCCCACCCCGTTTATTTTAGTAGCCACAATAAACTTTTTTATACTTGTAATTATTTACGGCGTTTAATAAATTGTCTTGAATGCGTTTAATTTTCTTTTGTTCGCTCTTGTCTTTTGTTTGCTTCAAAACCTTATTAAATGCCCCGACAATTACGCTTTCAAAGCAGAAGCGTTCCCACGTCCTGTTATAATAAGTCGCTTTGTCGAATGCGTCCAAAATGTTGGTGCGTTCGCCGTTCTTACCATATAACCAAAGACGTAGCGTTGCTTCGTGTTTAAAGCCGTATCTTGTCTTCGTATACTCGCAGAATATATCTAATGAATAATCATTCTTGCGAGAAGTTTTAAATGTTGTTGTTTTGTTGCTGTCGTATAAGTAAAGCATAATTTTTGTTTTCCCCCTTGTTTGCTTATCTAATGCGTTTCTTGAAGTTAGCAATAATTCTTTCTAACTCTTTTCTTTTCTTGTCGTCTTTCATTGCTTCTCTTAATGCGTGTCTATCTATCGCTTGTGAGAAGTCAATTTTTAAGTTTCCCATATCTTTCCCCCGTTTTGCTAATTATATAATAACATAATATGTCTTAAATGTAAAGCAGAAACTTTTTAATAATATAATTATTATAATATAATCTCAAATCTTATCGCCTTGCTTCTGCCCCCTTGTCTTAACTTCTTATGTAAATCTCTTGCAGTAAGTTCGCACTCGTGCTTGATTATATAGTCTTCGCCCTTGCTTGTTATCTCGTAAAATGTAAAGTAATTGCGTCCGTCGTGGTGGCGTGCTTCCATACGCAAAGCCCCGTTTGTGCGTTCATAATATAACGTGTTGCTATCTTCAATAAGTTTATAAATTGCGTCGCTTAATGTGTTGTATATCTTACCCCCTTGTGCTCGTCCATACCATAAGCCTAAACTACCCAAAGCAAGCACTCGCCCGTGTTTACTATCAAATAATTTTAACGCATATTTTAAGTCGTCGCAGTCACGTTCAATATATCTGCTCGCTTCCTTATAAATATTGTCGTCGTTTGCTTCTTCGTCGTTGTCTTCTAAACTTTCTATAATATCGCTCTTATACTCGTCTATATAGTCGCAAATATCGTCAGTAAATATAATATGCTTCTTTAACATTTTATTTAGCCCCCTTGATTTTATTTAGCCCGTTTTCTACGCTTATAGTTATGCGTGCGTCCGTTGTTTCTTCGCTTGTATATAACGCTTTAATAAATAACTCGCTCGCTTCTTTGCTTATCTCGTTGGTAGTTAAAGCCCAATTTTCTAAACTTTTAAATGCTCTTACTTTATCGTTTATATTTAAGTCTTTAAACGCCTTGCTTATATCTTCTTTAAAAGCGTTAAATATTTTTGCTTTTAGTTTCTTATCCACGTTTTTAACCCCCTTGCGACTATCTGCACATATTGCACACGCAAAGCCATAATTCACGCATTTTTACGTTGTCTACGTTCTTAAACTCGCCCCCGTGTAATCGCATAAAGTCGCTTAATTTTTCCCCGAATAAAATGCTATCAAACATTAAATCCATAATTTTGTGATAAACTCTTTTTAATTCCATTGTTTTTGTTCCCCCGTTTCTCACACTTATATTATATATCACAATTAAATAAATTGTAAATAATATTTTTTAATAATACAAAGTATTATATTTTTTTGCTCTTACTCTTGCGTTGTGTTTATCTCGCAAGCGTTCAAGCAGTCCCAAATAGCAAGTTGCTTTTGCTCGTGTGCGTATCTTATCGCTTCGCTTTTGCTCTTAATATGTTTGTTAAAGTCAATATAAACACGCTCGTTATGAAGCCAGAAGCCCAGAAAAGCCCCCAATTTATACGCTTTTTTAAGTAGCATATTAAAGTATTTAGCACTCTTATTATTAAACTCTTTTACGCTTAATATAACGCCGTGCTTTTCTTCGCTTACAATATAGCCGTTGCTTAAAGTCGCAACCTTGCCCGTATTGGTGAACGTCGCCCCGTGATTATCAATTATAATCTTTTTAAATTGCGTGATTTTCATATTTTACCCCCTTAAAATTACGCCGTTTATACTTAATCAATTATAATAAAATGCTCATTTTTTAAGATTATACGCCCCCGTTAAAGTTTTATTTTTTAGTCTTTTATAACTTCGTCGCAGTCATAAAAAATCGTAGTAATTACGGGCTTATTTACCCAATTTTTAAAGATAAACAAAGCCCAATAATCAAGCCATTTTATAACGTCGTCGCCGTTTATATTGTCGTAACGTGTATCGTAAATACGCTCGCTTATAAACTCGCCCGTTTTAGCGTCATATATTTTTAATATGTGTGTGCTCTTATCGCCATACGCAAACGCCCCACTTTTACGGCGTTTTATGAGCATATTATAATTATATTTATCGCTTTTTACGTTAAAGCACGCAGAAAAGCAGAAAAAACTCTTTTTATTATCCATAATGTAGCCCCCTAAAATATACGGCGAACGTATAACCCTAAAAGAAAAGCACTTTATTATATAGTAAATACTCTTTAAATAATGTGCTTTAACTTTTACCCCGTTTTTATGTTTTGTTATTCCTTAATAATGTAACTATTTTCTAATGTAAAATAATATAAAGTTTTTGTCTTGCTAACATATACGCCCATTGAGAACGCACACGAATTAAAGCCGATTATAGCAGAATAGCCCCCGACCTGCTCGCAAAACTCAATAATTTTATTATATGCTTTTCTTTTTGCTTCGCTTGGCTTGTCGTAGCAATCAAGCAACGAACGCAAGCCGAACGCACCAACGCAACGATTGAAACGGCTTAATAAATCGCTCGCTTTTTTTGTTTTGTTGTTTAATACTTCAAATGTAAAATTGTTTAATGTTTTATATGTTTTTTTCATAGTTTTAACCCCTTTAAAATATAAATAATTAAACGGAATAAACGCAAGCACATTATTTAAAGAGTATTTACTACAACTATTTATATAATACTCTTTATTTTAGAGGCTCGCCCCCCGTTTTAGTTTTTTACTTTTTATATACCGTAATAAAATATACTTTTGTATTTGCGACGCTTGACGCTTCCGCCTCTATATCGTAAGCAAACAAGCAATAATTACTTAAAGCGTCTTTTAATGTTATAATAAAATCTTTTTCGTTGCGTGTAATATAGTTTAAAACTTGTTTTCTTTTCATAATGTAGCCCCCTTAAATTGTTTAATTGTTTTTTGTTAGGATTAAGCCCCCAAAATGAAAAGTATTATATAATAGTTTTTTGATTAAGTTTTCAAAGACCGATTTTGAAGTTAATTTTTTTAACTTCTATATATAATATACTAAAATATAAAATATATTACAAGTTATTTTTTTAATGCCCCGTATATATGAATAATAAATATAATTAAAAATAAATCGTTTTTGCGTGTGTTGTGCTTGCTATAAATAAATAATATATATAAATCTTTTTTGTGTGCTTGTGTGTGCTTGCGTGCGGTTAGTTTGTGAGCATATCGCCCACCCCTAACAAAAAGCAAAACCCACCGCCCCACCAAATACAAAAGCGTTATATATTCCACTTATTAAATAAATTAAGATTTTTTTATTATTCCGTTTTAGTCGTTCAATACATTATTTTTATTTTATTATTATTTAAAAATTAAACACGAAAACAAGCCACCAAAATTGACGGGTTGGGGTAAAATTACACCCCCCACCAAACAAGCGGGGGTGAGCATAAAAAATTCCGCAAAATAAAAATCATTCCTAACAAACAAGACATTTCAATGGGACGCCAAAGTCAAACCTCGAAAGTTTAGGGAACGAAACTAACAAATGGGCACGAGTTTTTCACCCTAAAAATTTTCAAAAGATTGGGTCAAAATTGAAAAATGACCCGATAATTTGAAGGGGGCGGTTAAAGAAATGGGCGTCAAGTTTCAAATGATGAAAGTCCAAAGTTTCTCGAAAAAAATAAAAAAAGCGGGCGAACCCGCAACAGGCAATACCCCTGCTCTCTGCAATTATCATAGCATAAAAGCGTTAAGAGGGCAACAAAAAAAGGTTCGGGAGTAGAACTTTCGTCCGTCGTCCGCTGAACCTTCAAACCGTGCAAACGATTTGTGATTAAAGGCATTGTATTTCGCAAAAAGTAGAAAGTCAAGGATTTGCGAAAAATACATAAAAAATATAAAAACATATATTTCGTGTGTTTGCATAAAAAATATAAAAACGTAAATAATTTTGCGTATTCTTGGCGTTTTCACGCAGAATAATCAAAAATAATGGTGCGAAAGCGTGTATTTTTGTATATAATAGTCTTTATGGAAAAGGTTATAGCATTCGCCCGCAAGCAGGGCATATACATTAAAACATTCGATGGGGTGATATACTTCAAGCCCGAAGAACTTTTGTTTGGTATTAGAAAACGTATTATTATGTTTAAATACAAGGGCAAGAATTATTATGTTGAATATTTTAAGTATAAATTCGTGTGGGCGTTACGCAAGGAAGATTTGCAATAGTATTTAGCATTAAGCGTTTTTGCTTCCTTAAACTTTATTCCAAGACCATAAACTTGAAGCCATAACCACAGTTCGCAACTCGAACACAGGTGTTTATTAAAGGAAGGATTTATGTGGCAAGTTGGTGGGCGAGATAAAGGCTTAAAGAATATCCACTATGGTCGAAAATGGGGGGGCGTTTCCGTTCCTCCTTTTTAATTGCATATTTTCTATAATAAAATTAGGCAGATAAAAAACACTTGACAGCATTTTTTTAATGTGGTAATATAATGGCAACAAAGAAAGGGACGAAAAATATGGATTATGAATTAACTTTGTTCGATAGAATAGAAGTTATTAAAACCGCAAACAAGAAATATGATTTAGAGCATAATGCCTATATATCTTTTAGTGGCGGTAAGGATAGCACCATAGTTCATCATTTAATTGATATGGCTTTGCCTAATAACCGTATTCCAAGAGTGTTCATAAACACAGGTATTGAATATAACGATATTGTAGCCTTCGTAAAAAAGATGGCGGAAAAGGACGATAGGTTTATTATTTTAAAACCAAGCGTCCCTGTAAAACCTATGCTTGAAAAATATGGTTATCCGTTTAAAAGCAAAGAGTTCGCAAACATTTATGCGGTATATCAACGAAGTGGTAAAACAAAAAGCGTTAGAAAGTTCTTAAAGGAAGAACCTTCAAGCCGTAAAATTGTATGCCCTGCGGTGCTTAAACCATTATTTGAAACACAATTAGACTTTAAGATAAGTTCAAAGTGTTGCGATAAGATGAAGAAAGAGCCTATACATAAGTGGGAAAAAGAAAACCATAGAAGCGTATCCATAACGGGTATGCGTAATAGTGAGGGCGGACAGCGTTTAACTATTAAAGGTTGTATATTAACCGATGATAAAGGCAATTTAAAAAAGTTTCACCCCTTATTAAAAGTTGATGACGCTTGGGAGGACGAGTTCGTAAGTGTAGAAAATATACAGTTATGTAAATTGTATTATCCGCCATATAACTTTCAAAGGACAGGCTGTAAGGGTTGTCCATACAACTTAAAATTAGCAGAGCAGTTAGGAACTATGATGGTAAAACTACCTAATGAGCGTATGCAATGTGAAGCGTTGTGGAAACCAAGTTATGACTTATATAGAAAAATGAATTATAGGTTATCTAATCAAATGAATATATTTGAAGAAGGAGATTACGATGAAAAGAATTGAAATATTTGGTTACAAATGGGACGTAGATTTTGTTGCCCCAGAAAACCAAAACTTACGAGGGAATGATGGTTGTTGTTTGTTCAATAAAAGACTTATTTTAATTAGAAATGATGTTGGTAAGTCTGCGACAGAATGTATTTTACGTCACGAATTAACACACGCTATGTTGTGCGTGCAAGGGCGACATTATCAACGCAAGTTTGATGTTGAAGAAGTGTGCGAACTTGTAGCATTCTTAACACCGGCGATAAATAGTATTGTTAAAGAGGTTAAAAGAAATGAAAGGAAACCAATACAGAAAGCACAGTAATAGGGACGACTTTGCATTAAAGTATTATTGCAGGCGTTCACGAGAGTTTGAAAAACGTAAACTGCGTAAAGCGACTAAAAAGAGCGTTAGAACACAGGACAAGAAAGACATTAAGGAAGGATTAGAAGAATATGGAAACGATTAACCCAGAATTAGAAGCGTTAATAGCGTTAGAAGAAATTAAACAATATATGTTTGGTGGAGTTAAAAACTTCACAAAGCAGTTCGGGATTATTGAACACGCCCTTAAAAAACAAATTGTAGACGCAAGACGGATTAAAAATTTGGAACTGATAAAAGATATTGTCGGCATTACATATTATAGAAAAATTGGAAATGATTTATGGGCAATTGAGTTGTCCGGAGTTGATAAAGTTACCTATAAAGAATTACTTACTATAAAAGGAGAATATAACAGATGAAAAAAGCAATAGCATACATTAGAGTAAGCACAGCAGAGCAAAGTGGCGATGACCGCTTTGGTATTGAAGCACAAAAACAAGAGATAATGAAATACGCCGACGAAAACGGGTATGAAATTGTCGATGTTTTAGTGGACACAATTAGTGGCGTTAAAGAAAACCGTCCGCAATGGGACAGAATTATTCTTGACGAAAAAGTCGCAAACCCACCATACGAGGCTGTTATTGTATTCAAAAGCGATAGAGTAGCCCGTGATATTAAATTATATTTCTATTTCTTGTATAAACTTGAAATGAAAGGCATTAAACTTATTTCAACGCAAGAAAACTTCGGCGAAGACAATGCACTTGCTAATGTTTATCGTAGTTTAATGATATTCGTAGCCGAGCAAGAAAGAGCAAATATCGCTTTGAGAACTTCAAAGGGTAGAGCGATTAAGGCTACAAGAGGCGGATACGCAGGCGGGCGACCACCATTAGGATATAAAGTAGTTGATAATGAACTTGTTATTGACGAAGACGAGGCAAACATTGTAAAAACTATCTTCGCAATGAAAGCGGACAACTGCTCATTCTGTTTTATCGCTAATGCCCTAAATAGAAATAATATTAGGACAAAAAGTGGTAAAGAATGGACGATGGCACAAGTATATTATGTCTGTCGTAACCGCAAGTTTTATGAAGGCTTCTATAAATACGGAAGCAAAGAATGGATTAAAGGCATTCATCAACCAATTTTAACCCTTGACAAATAACCATAAATATTATTTAATTTTCTTGTATGATTGACCGTGAGAAAGAATACCGTAGAAAACATAAAAAGTTTTATAAAGACAGATTTAATGACGGTTTTCCTAAACACAAAAAATATAAGAGAAATAATAAGGTTATTTACAGATGAGAGTTATTAAAGTTGATTTACCAAAAGAGCATAACGAGATTATACTTTGTCCACTTTTCGATTTACACATTGGCGAGCCTGCGTGTGATATTGAAATGGTGGAAAGAGAAATTGAATTTATTAAGAATACTCCAAACGCATACGCCATCATTGGTGGCGATATAATGGACAACACTACTAAAAATAGTATTGGCGACGTTTACAGAGCGAAGTTAACACCACAGCAACAACTTGAACAAATTGTCGGTTACCTAAAACCAATTAAAGATAAAATTCTTGCAATGGTTAGCGGAAACCACGAGGAAAGAACTTGGCGTGAAAGTGGTATTGACTTATTAGGCTGTGTCGCTATGCAATTAGGCATTGAAGACAGATATGCCGAAGAAGGTGCTGTCCTTTTTATTAGTTTTGGTGTTAAAAGAATGCAGTCTAATAAAATGAAAGGATATTCACCGTTAATTTATACTGTATATTTAACACACGGAAATGGTGGCGGAAGAAAGGTTGGCGGAAAAGCAAACCGTTTATATGATATTGGTGACATTGTGGACTGCGACTGTGTTGTCTGCGGTCACACACACGAGCCTATATGCTTCAAAAAGACATTTTTTAGAACGGATAGAACACAATTTACTGTTTGTGAGAAAGAAAGACTATATGTAAATACAGGTTCGTTCCTAAATTATGCTAAATATGCTGAAAGGAAAGGCTATCTGCCTAACGCAAAAGTAATGCCTAAAATATATTTATCAACGGTATATAGTACAGTTAAAGGTAAAGGCGTGAAACACATTGTTTCGCAGGTGATAATGTAACGAAAATGGATACGTTTCACAAAATTTGCAACGTAATTAAGAAAAACCCGAGCGTCATTGAGTATTATAATGACG